TTTCAATTGAAGAAAATCGCAAACTTTATCGTATTGGAAGGGGAGAGCAAGGAGTTCTACTGGTTCGCCCTTATACTGACGATATATGTGCTCATTGGAGATTCAAGACCCCTGATGAAGCAATAAAATCTTCTAATTATATTTTTGGTATGTATCTTGATTATCGTGATAAAAAAGATTTTATTGGTATGGATATGTGTCGTAAATTTTTGGAGATGGGATTTACTCGTGCAAGAAGATATGCAAATCATAATTCTGGAAGAAAATATAAGAAAGGGACGAAAGAAATATTACCTCAAGAAGATGATTGTATGACAAGTAAATATGCACGTTCCGCAACAATTTTTAAGAAAGTTCGTGATTTGGTTGCACATAACGATACATATAGTATGATGAGAAAAGCATGGAGGTCTAACGAATGATTTTTCTATCAAATCCACCCGTATATTTTTTACCTGGTACTTGGGAAGCACCTGATGTAGTTTACAATACCGCAGGTTCTATGTTACAATTAAGTATAATCGTAATTATGTTTGCAGTTTATGTAACATTATCAATCAGATTAAGAAAGAGAAAAAGAAAACTCAATTAAATTTCTTTTTTATTTTATGAACTATGAGTGACTTTATATGGGTTGAAAAATACAGACCCAAAACAATTGAAGAATGTATCTTACCTGAAAGTATTAAAAAAACTTTTCAGGATTTTGTAACTGCAGGTGAGATACCAAATATGTTATTGTCAGGTCCACCAGGTATTGGTAAGACTACGGTGGCAAAAGCATTATGTAATGAATTAGCAGCAGATTATTATGTCATTAATGGATCGGATGAAGGACGTTTTCTTGACACTGTTCGGACGAACGCAAAGAATTTCGCATCTACAGTCTCTCTTACGAGCCAGTCGAAACATAAAGTCATCATCATTGACGAAGCAGACAATACCACTTCCGATGTACAGCTCCTTCTCAGAGCGTCTATTGAGGAGTTCTCCAGAAACTGTAGGTTTATCTTTACCTGCAACTATAAGAACAAAATTATTGAACCACTACATTCTCGTTGTTCTGTTGTTGACTTCTCAATTAATAAAAAAGATAAACCAGCGATAGCAGCACAATTCTTTTCTCGAATAAATCATATTCTAGAAGTTGAAAGAATTGAATCTGATAAAAAAGTAATAGTACAATTAATTAATAAACACTTTCCTGATTGGAGAAGAGTGTTGAATGAGTGTCAGAGATACTCTGTGAGTGGAAAAATAGATAGTGGAATTTTAGTAACCTTTTCAGATGTATCAGTTGATGAACTTACAAAAAACCTCAAAGAAAAAAACTTTTCTGCGGTACGTAAATGGGCGGTCGATAACTTGGATAATGATCCTGCCGTTCTGTTGCGGCGTATATATGATGCTCTTTATAGCACCCTTAAAAACTCTAGCATTCCTGCTGCTGTTCTCATTATTGCTCGGTATCAGTATCAGATTGCTTTCGTAGCAGATCAAGAAATAAATCTTTTAGCTGCATTAACTGAAATTATGGTGGAGTGTGAATTCAAATGACTTATAATCAAATTTGCTTAACACTTCTGGTAATATTATCCTTTCTAAATTATTTAAAATGAATATATTTGGACTTATCGGAATCTTCACACTTCTATCTGGTATAGGATCTGGAGTTATGTTATACTTTATTATCATGGAGAATTTAAAATGAAAATCTATCGAGATGAATTGTTAAAGATATTGAAAGAAAAATCTTACAAAAAGGGTGAGTTCACTTTATCTTCTGGTAGAAAAACTGACCATTATGTAAATTGCAAAACTGTGACTTTAGATGGTAGAGGTTTAGCAATCGTAAGTGCCATGCTTGCTGAATGTGTTGAAGAAGATTCGGTGTCGGTTGCAGGACTCACTCTTGGTGCTGATCCTATAGTATCAGGTGTTGCCATGGTATCAGCACTGAATAAAGGTAAACTAAATGGATTGATCGTTCGTAAAGAATCAAAAGGTCATGGCACTGATGATTTTATTGAAGGTCCATTACCTGATAAAGGATCTAAAGTTACTGTTCTGGAAGATGTAGTCACGACAGGTGCATCATCTATTAAGGCAGTAAAAAGACTTCGTGATGCTGGTTATGAAGTTAAACGTGTTGTTTCTATCATAGATCGTCAAGAGAATGAAGAAGCAGATACAGCATTCAAGTTAGCAGGACTTGAATTTTATAGTCTATTCTCCTTGGAGGAAATTGCAAATGAAACCAATGTCGAAACTGAAACATCAAATTAAATCAAATAAGTACTACTTATTTTGGGGTGCTGCAACAGTAGCAGTCATGGCAGGACAAATATTTGTCGGTGTAGGATATCGCACAATGTCTCAGGAGGTGAGAGATCTTGCTGAGATTATTACAATCAAAATGGAACTCGAAGAACTAAGATCTGGGATGCGAGGAGGTTTTCTTTACTAATGAATCACTTCAATACTTTAATTAATCATGGTAATTATGCTGGACTACCACCAACTGGAATATTCATTTTTTGGATAGTTACATCTCTTGCAGTATTAATTTGGTATGGTATATATTATACTTTTGGTCCAGGTAATAAAAATCTCAAGGATGAAATTAAAGAACATGCTAAAATGCATGAAATGGGCATAGCACATGGCCATGAGGGTCGTAGTTCTAGACCTATAATGACTAAGAAAGCACAAGAACAGGATTACCCACATCATAAACATGACAATTAATTCCTTGAAGACACCATTAAGATATCCTGGTGGAAAATCAAAGGCAATTAAAACTTTATCCCAATGGTATCCCGATAAGATATCTGAATATCGAGAACCATTTATTGGGGGTGGATCTATTGCAATAGATATTGCAAAGAAAAATCCTCGAATACCTATTTGGATAAATGACCTTTATGTTCCTTTGTATAATTTTTGGGTGCAATTGAGAGATAATGGAGATCAATTATCTGAGAGAGTATATGAAGAAAAACAATATACACTTGATGCTGTTGATCCAGATATGATAACAGAAAGAGCAAGAGATTTATTTAATCAATATAAAGAAGAAATTGACACATATAATGATTTTGAGAAAGCAGTAGCTTTTTTTATTATGAATAAGTGTAGTTTTTCTGGTTTAACAGAGAACAGTACATTTTCACAGACGGCATCTAATTCTAATTTTTCATTGGTTGGTGCTAAAAAATTAAAAGAATTCTCAAGGATAATTAAGTATTGGAAGATAACAAATTTAGATTATGCAGATGTTATGCATTCATATGCCACTGGTGATGCATTTATATTTTTAGATCCACCATATGATATTAAAGATTTTTTATATGGTAAGAATCGTGAAATGCATAAATCATTTGATCATGATAGATTTGCACAAGAAGTTTATAAATGTAAATCTAAATTTATGATTACATATAATTTGAATGATCGTTTATGTGAGTTATATAAAGATTACAATTTAAAAGAATGGAAGTTAAGATATTCGATGGCGCATCGTGGAGATAAGGGAACTGATGAAAATATAAAAACTGAATTGTTAGTCACTAACTATAACATATATCCTAAAACACCACTTGAACAACTACTTGTATAATGGAATTGAAAGATTGGTTAAACTCCATAAATCAAACAAAGAAAAATTTAATTGATGAAGATCCATCAGTTGAAAAAGAGTATCCACCTTATATAATAAACCGCATCTATTCTGGTCATCTTGATGCAATCATGTTTGCAAATGAAATGAACATGTATAATTTTTTACCAAAGAAGATGCAATATGACTTTTTTATAAATACCCTCAGAGTTAAGAAAAGATTTTCTCCTTGGCTTCGTAAGGATGAAATCAAAGATCTAGATTATGTAAAACGTTATTATGGGTATAGTAACGAAAAAGCAAAACAGATTCTTAAAATTCTTTCCAAAGAACAACTTAATTTTATAAAATCGAAATTTGAAACTGGAGGATCGAAATGAGTGTGGTTAAAGAACCAGAGGTGAATTGGACATCGGATCAGATGGTGGAAATTTCACTAGGTGAACCTGATGATTTTTTGAAAGTCAGAGAAACTCTAACAAGAATTGGTGTCGCATCAAGAAAAGAGAAGAAAATATATCAATCATGTCATATACTGCATAAGCAGGGAAGATATTATATTGTTCATTTTAAAGAATTGTTTGCTTTGGATGGTAAACGTGCAAATTTAACTGTAAACGATGTCCAGAGACGTAATCGTATAGTTCAATTATTAGTTGATTGGGGATTGGTTGAGATTATAAATGCTGATAGAATACAAGATATAGCACCTTTAAATCAAATTAAAGTCTTGTCTTATAAAGACAAAGGTGATTGGATATTGGAGACAAAATATAATATCGGAAGTAAGAAGAAAAAGACCGACTAGGCATTTCTTTTTGTTAAGAAATCCTCACATAAGTATAAATTCTTTCATACATAATAATGAGTATATAAGGAGACGATGCCTATGCACAATCCAATATCATTCAACAATTTGAACTCTTGGGTTCCTTTCAACTTATCTAATTCAGACCCAATAGATGATTACTTTGAGTGTATTGTTGAATGTAAAGAAGGAGACAAATCATGTGCATTAGAATGTAGATCACTTCTAGAATAGGAGAAAACCAATGAATCCTTAGAAAAAAGGGGGGGTTAACCACCCTCCTTTTTTTGCGTTTTATGGTTAAATAGTATTGGATGCCGAAAGGATCCACATTAAATACTCGCTTACTAAGGAGAACTATGAACTTACAAAGGTATCACTCTGCAAACTTACCAGAGTTGATGAAAATAATTTCAAAGAACGGTATAG